TCAGGCCAGACGCCGCCTGCGCAGAACGAAGAACAGGCCCGCCAGCCCGCTTCCCATCACCCATAGCGAGGCCGGTTCCGGGACGGAGCCGGCAGGCAGGGTCGAATATAGCAGGCCGGTCGAGGCGGTGCCGGCCGCGCAGTTGGCGGCGCGCCCGATGATGCAGGTGCCCGAAGGATTGCTGACGTAGAAATCCAGCCCCGCCGAGCCGCTCGCTTCGAAATCGTTGATCGAGATCGCGTATAGCCCGGCCTGCGTGAAGGTGGCCGTGGCGGTATCGACCTGGAAGCTGTGCTGGCTGTCGTTGTCGATGATCTGCTGGCCGCCGATGGTCAGCGAGGAACCGTCATCCGATCCCAGATTGAACGTATAGGTGCCCGCCTGAGTGATCGCGATATAGCCCGTGATCACCATCGCGGTGTTGGCGATGTTGGTCGGGATCTGCGACTGCGGGACGGTATAGGTAAAGTTGCTGACGTTGGAGCCTACATACTGCGTCATCGTCTCAGGCGAATCGTTGACCGTGTTGCCGGCGCAGTCCGGATAGCAGATCGCGGAGGTGATGAAGGTCGCAATCGGGCCGCTGGACGAGGCGATCATCGTCGCCGCCTGCGAAAGGCTCGTTGGCTCGCTGGAGAATTGATAATATTTCGTGGCTAGGCCGGTCCCGCCGTTTGCCGGAACCGCCCCGACATCCATGCTCGAGCTGATCGTCAGCGCATCTGCCGGCCGCGAGGCCAGCAGCGCCAAAACAATCGTGAAGAGTGCGAAGAACCGCATCCAATGCTCCGGTGCCGAGACCAACACGGCCATACGCCGCTTCACGCAATCGTAAGCAAACGTCATGCCAGGATGATATATCATAGCTGAATCAAGCCCGAGCGATGAATCTTGCACCAAGACCCGCGCGACTCTGTAAAAGTTTCGGACACTCGCCCGAGGGGGATCGATCGCTTTTCCCTCGAGCGCGGGCCCTAGAGCGGCCGCGAGCCCAGCTTGGCGATAGCGGTCAACCCCTCGCGGATCAGCGCCAGCCTTGTGTCGTGCCGGGCGGTCCAAGGCCGGCCCCTCTCGACCAGCGCGGACGCTACCCAGGCGCCGCTATAGGGGCGGGTGGCGATGCCGAGCGTCGCCGCCGTCACCGCCGCCCCAGCGCGGTGCAGCGCCCGGAGCAACCGGTCGTACTCGTCCTCCGCCCGGGCTTCGCGCCGCGCCATGTCTTCCGCGACCGGGCCCGGCCGGATCGGCGCACGCCGGCCACCGATCGCGCCCAAGGCCATCCGGTCGCCATAGATGTCGCGCTCGGCCGCCGCGTCGGCGCCGAAGCAGGCGCGCCTGGCCACCTCCAGCCGCTGCCCGGCCAGATAGAGTTCGCGGTCGATCTTGCCGTGGCCGTAGAGGATGCCCAGCGGCTCGACATCGATGTCGATCCGCTTCGTCGCCCAAAGCTTGCGCGCCCTCAGCTCCGCCGTGCCCAAGTCGGTCTCGACGCGGCCCTGTCCCGCACGCGTCGTCTGCCGCCGCTTCGACCCGCCCGATCCCTTGCGTCCTGCCCGTCCCATTTGCGCCTCCCTGAAATGAACAAAAGAGGAACATTGGATAGCGCGGACGCCCGGCGGGGTCAATGTGAAAAATCACTTGTCTTCGCGTATGAAAAATGCTACACGACTGTCATGAGCGAGACTCTCTCATCCCGCCTCAATCGGGCGATGCGCGACGCGGGCTACAATCCGCGCAGCCTGTCGCTCGCCGCCGATCTGGGCGTCACCGCCGTGCGCGACATCCTAGAAGAGCGCAGCGCCAGCCCGCGCTACGTCACGCTCAAGGCGCTGGCCAAGGTGCTCGGGGTCTCGGTCGACTACCTGGTCGGCGGGGAGGCGGGGGCGGCGCACGAGGCTCCTCTCACGGCCCCGTCGCCTGCCGCCGTCGCACGCAACTTCCCGGTCTTTGGCGCGGCCGAAGGCGGTCCGTCCGGCGCCATGAGCATGTCGTCCGACCCGATCGAGCGCATCGGCGCGCCAGATCCGCTGCAAACCGTCCACTCCGGCTACGGCATCTACGTCGTCGGCGAATCGATGAGCCCGGCCTATAATCACGGCGACATCGCGCTGGTGCGCCCCAGCATGCCGCGGCGCGGCGCGGACGCGATCCTGATCCGCTACGAGCCCGACGGCACGCAGCACGCGCTGATCAAGCACCTGGTCGACTGGACCGACACCGAATGGCGCGTCCGCCAGTACAACCCGCCCAGCGACTACGCGCTCTCCCGCGCCGAATGGCGCGAAATCCAAACCGTCATCGGCCGCTACAACGCCCGGTAGTTGCCTTCGTCATTCCCGCGCAGGCGGGAATCCAGCTAGAGCTGCGTCCGCAGCGACATGGGTCTTTCCTGTGCAACCGCGTAAATCACTGGATTCCCGCCTGCGCGGGAATGACGAAATAGAAAATGTGATTTATCACAAATAGCGCTTGACAAACGCCCCGGCCCGATGTACACGTAATGCATCGTCGACACAGTGGATGACGCGGCCCCGGCCGCTCCCGTCGATGCCCCGAACATCGAGCCTCCCAATGACAGATACGGTTTTGACCGCGTCCGGCCGTTGCCGTGACGCGAAGGGCCGATACGTGTCGGATCCGGCCAAGCCGCCGAAGCGGCGCAAGCACGCCAAGGCGCCGCGGACTCCGACGGCGCCATTGGCCCAGCCCTATGCCCAATGTCGCGGCGCGGCTCTGCGGCTGATGAAGCACCTCACCGAGATGATGCCGCCCGAACGGAAGGCATCGCGCCGCGCGGGGCCCGGCCGGGCCGAGCCGCTGGCTCCCGAATACGAACGGCTGCTCTCCAAGGGCCAGGGCGTGATCGACGCCTTCGAAACCCTTGGCCTGCTGGTCGTCCGCCTGATCGACAAGGAGCGTGAAGTCCTTGACCAAGCGACCGAAGGCGTCGCCGCCTACCCCAGAATCGACGAAGCCGACCTCGACCGCCGTTACCGCGAAGAGCTCGACCGCATCTGCAACCCCCGCGCAGGAGCGTGAGGCATACGAAGCCGCCGTCGGCGACGACACCGGCCGAAAGCTCACCTTCAACGTAGGCTGGCGCAACAAGGCCCGGCCCGAACAGCGCCCGCCCACTGACGACGACTGGATCGTCTGGCTCCTGCTCGCCGGCCGCGGCTTCGGCAAGACCCGCACCGGCGCCGAGTTCATCCGTCTGATGGCGCGCGACGGCCTGGCCCGCCGCATAGCGCTGGTCGGCCCGACCGCGAACGACGTCCGCGCCGTCATGGTCGAGGGCGAGAGCGGCCTTCTCGCCGTCTGCGCTGAGGACGGCTTCCAAGGCCCGGTCTACGAACCCGCCAACCGGCGACTGCGCTGGCCGAACGGTGCGATCGCCACCTGCTATTCCGCCGACGAGCCCCGCCGGCTGCGCGGTCCGCAGCACGACCTCGCCTGGCTCGACGAGGTCTGCGCGTGGCGCGATCCGCAGGGCGCCTGGGATATGCTGATGCTGGGCCTCAGGCTCGGCGACCGGCCGCGCGCCGTCGTCACCACGACGCCCAAGCCCATCCGGCTGCTGCGCGACCTAGTGGCCCAGCCCACCACCCGCGTCACGCGCGGCAAGACGAAAGACAACGAGAAAAACCTCGCCCCGTCCTTCATCGCCAGCATCGTCAAGCGGTACGAAGGCACGCGGCTGGGCCGGCAGGAACTCGACGCCGAGCTGCTGGATCAGGCCGACGGCGCGCTGTGGACCCGCGCCATGATCGAGGCGGCGCGCATCGATCCATCCGCCGAGCCTCAGCGCCGCCGCATCGTGGTCGCGATCGACCCGGCCGGCAGCGCCCGGCCCGGCTCCGACGAGACCGGCATCGTGGTGGCGGCGCTGGGCGCGGATGGCCGCGCCTATATCCTGGCCGACGCCTCGGGCCGCATGTCGCCCAACCTCTGGGCCCGCCGCGCCATCGCGCTTTACCGCCGGTTCAACGCCGACCGCATTGTCGCCGAGACCAATATGGGCGGCGACATGATCGAGGCGACGCTGCGCACGGTGATGCCCGAGGCGCCGTATAAGGGCGTGTCCGCCAGCCGCGGCAAGCACGCCAGGGCCGAGCCCGTGGCCGCGCTCTACGAGCAGGGCCGCGTCAGCCATGTCGGTCCCTTTCCGGCGCTGGAGGACCAGATGTGCAACTGGGAACCCGGCATCGGCCTCGCCTCACCCGACCGCCTCGACGCGCTGGTCTGGGCGCTGACCGAGCTGATGCTGGAAGAACGCACCACCGGCCTCCTCGACCACTACGCATCCGTCGCCCGCCGCATCCGCGAAGGCCGCGCCGACGCTGAATAATTCATTGAACCGCCAAGACGCAAAGACGCCAAGAAAATCCGGGTCGTCCCCGGGTGGATTTTCTTACCTTGGCGTCTTGGCGCCTTGGTGGTTCAAAATCCTAGCAGAGAGACCCCATGTCCAAAACCATCCGCCCCGAGCTCCAGCCGCCCGTCTCCCCCGCCCGGCGCGCGCTCGCCGACGCGCTCGCCGAACTCCGCGCCGCCGAGCGGGCGGTCGAGACGGCGCGCGCGCCGGTGCCCAGGCTCGAGGCTGAGCTTGCCGCCGAAGCCGCCGCGCTGGGCGCGCTGGAACGGCTCGACGCCGACTATGCCCGGCGCATGGCCGTCTGGGCGGAGCAGGGTCGGGGCGATCCGCCCGCCCCCGCCGTGGAGGCGCGCCGGCAGGCCCAGGCGGCGCTGGACGCGGCCCGGCTGAAGGGGCAGGCGGCGCGCAATGCCTTGGCGGCGCTTGAATCCGGTCTCGCCGAGGCCGACCGGCGGCTGGGCGAGGCGACCGGCCGGGTCAAGCCCGCGGTCGCCGCCGCCTTGCGCGAGGAGGGCGACTGGCTCGTCGCCGAATATTGGCGCCGCCACGCCGACCTGGAATTGGTGCGGCGGGAACTGGCGGCGCTCGATCAGGTCCTGCTGACCGATTTTCCCCTGACCCATGCGCCGACCGGCCGCGCCATCGTCGAATGGGTCTCGCCGGACAGGCAATCCGCCTCGGCCCAGGCCCGCGCCGTCGATGCCGCGTGCAACGGTCTTGACGGCGTCCAATATTTTATTGGTACATGGCGCCGAAAAGCCGAAATGCTGACGCGGTAATCGGAAAACCGTGCAAATTTTCTGTGGCCCTCGTCGCGACGCCTGTGCAACTTTAGCGGGAGTAGGTAAAATTCTCGCATGAACTTACTAAAAAGTTTGACATCGATACCGGACAGGCTGCGTGGATGGCTGGCCCCCAGCGTGCCGGCGTCGCCGGTGGCGATGCGCGCCTCCGGCAACGCGATGGTGCATCTGGCCGACACGCTGCATCGGCATGCCGAGGAATGGCAGATCGGCGCGAATTCCGTCTCCCGCAAGGGCATGGAGGTCGGCTGGAAAGGCGCGCTCGCCGGAACCCGCGCCCGCGTCTGGGTCAAGATGGACGGCGCCGACATCCACGTCACCCCACCCGAAGCCGCCATGCTGAAGGAAGCCCTGCGGGATCTGCTGGAACAGCGCAAGGCGAAGGAGAGCGCCGGTTCCGAAGGCTAGTCCGCGAGACCCCGACACCGCCGCCCAACCGAGCGGACGCCCCGGCAACCAGGAAATCAAACCCCTCACCTCCCTCCGCGGCATCTTCGCGATGTGGGTGCTGGGGTATCATATCGCACTTTGGATGCCGCAGAGTGGCCTTGGAAATGTGCCTTTAATTTCGCATGGCTATCTAGCGGTCGATTTTTTCTTCTTGCTCAGCGGCTACATTCTGACGACTGCGCACGGCTCGGCGTTCCGTGACGGCTTCGACTGGAACACCTATTTCGGCTTCCTTTGGCGACGTGTCTGGCGCCTATTTCCACTGCATTGGGCGATCGTCACAGCGACTCTCGTTTTCTTGCCGTTATACGGTTTACCGGTTCCGTGGTGGCGGTATGTGGTCGGCGATTTGCTTCTTATTCATCGCTGGAACGTTTGGCCCGCGTCAGGAACGACGATGAACCCGCCGGATTGGTCGATCTCGACTGAGTGGGCGGCCAACATCGCTTTTCCAGTGTTCATGTGGATTTACTGGCGCGGAGTCACTGTACGGAGGTCCGCGTCCGTTTTTTTCCTCTCGCTGATCGGCTTGGTCTTCTGGCGACATAACTGGAGCATCGATGCGGTCGAAGCGCGAAGCTGGCTGCCGTTACTGCGCTGTATGGGTGAATTTGGCATAGGCGTTCTTCTAGCCAAAAGGCCAATACCTCGTGTCCTTGTCGTAGGTCGTTGGGCCGACGCTCTATCTAACCGCATGTTACATTGGCTTGGAGAAGTATCTTACTCAATCTATTTGGTACAGATTCCATGCATTCTAGCTGTAAGAGAAATGTCGCGGGCAACAAAATCAATCGCCAACCCCGGGTGGATAATGATCGCGATCATATTTGTGATTGTCGTATCTTCGTTGACCTATCGGATAATTGAGAAACCAGCGCGGTCAATCGGCCGGCACATTATTATCGCATCACTGCCAACCTAGCGCTCATATCGTTCTTGTCCTCTTCGGCCTTTTCTTCCCATCGCTGATCGATGGTCATTCCGGCGCGCCGGATATCAAGTCAATCCGAGGCAGGGAAGATTCGCCCAGACGATCGCAGCAAATTTGCCGATCACGGCCGCCGCTTAAAGGCGTCCCGCAGACCGTGCTCAATCGCCGGCACCAGTGCTTCAGCAATATGCTGATAGCCAAGCATTCTGCCCTTTAACACGGAATTCCGGGAGCGATAATGACCGTCGTTTATTCTCAGAATTTCGACGGCACCACGCCGCCGGCGCTTCCAAGTGGCTGGACCCAGGTTGTCGGGAACTGGATCACAATAACAACCGGCGCGCCATCATCGCCGAACGCTTTGGCTACAAACCCAGCCGTAGATGGCAATATCGTCATTTGCACCGCGCCCTCTGCGCTCGCAGATATGGATCTACGGTTTGACGTTACGATAGAGAGCAGTACGGCGCCGGCAATCATCCTTCGCAGCGACGCATCCGCGCAGAATTACTATCTCTGGGTCGTTACCAGCGGCTCCCAGTATAATAACCCCAGTCTGTTTAAGGTCACGGCTACCGGCGGCGCGGTCAGCCTCAACACCTTCACCGGTCAGGGCTATTCAGGCAGTGTCACGAACGGGACGCAGCTCAGCTATCGGGCCCGTATCCAAGGCGCGAATATCTATCTCAAGGTTTGGCAGTTCGGCACCAGCGAACCCAGTAGTTGGAACTGCACCTGGGCGGACTTATCTATCACTGCCACGGGTTACTTCGGCTTCCGAAACCAGAACCCGGGGAGTGGCGCTGGCTGCAGCTTCGATAATATCATCCTGGACAACCTAGTCCCGATGGTGGTCTCTCCGGCAAACGCGCCGCTTGGCTTCCCAGCTTTCCCGTTATCGCTAACGGAATCTGGCACTTCATGGACGTCGGGCACACCTGGCAGCCCAACCTTCACCGCGTCGGCCGGATCGATCTCGACGCAGACGGTTCTGTCGGCTTCCTCTGCGACGATCGCGCTGAATACGCCAGCGTCCGGCTCCAGCCTCAATATCGGCGATCCTACCACGAGCGTCAGTGCACCGCTTACGCTCGCGCCGCCCAACCTATATTTCTCGGATAACTTCGACGCCGATACGGCTGGCTCGCTGCCAGCGTGGTTTACGGCTACGCAGGGCACTTGGCTGGTCGTCGCTGACGCCAGCGCCTTTAGCGCACCGAACGATCTTCAGAATATCAGCGCAGCGAACGCTGATATCCTTCTCATCCTCGGCGGTGGCGGACTAACCGTGCCGGCACAAGCCGACATGATCCTAAAGTACATCACCAAGACGGTCAGTACCTCGACGAACGGCATACAGCCACTCGTCCGATCCAGTTCCAATGGTCAGAACTATTACACTTGGCTGCTTGAGGTAAGCGGTGGCAATTACGCGTTTCAGCTCTATCGCTCCAACAGCGGCTCGCTTACCCAGCTCGGGACCGCCCAGAGGACCGGCATCACCTTTGTCTCGGGCCAAGCGATGCATGTCCAGGTGGCGGCTGTTGGGAATTGGCTTTTCGCGATGTGCTGGGTCGACGGCAGCTCGCAGCCGATGTCGTGGCAGGCATCCTATCAGGACACTTCCGGCAGCGCCGTCACCGCAGCTGGCTATGCCGGCTTTTTCCACGAGGGGAATAGCGGCGGCTTCGCGGTCGACAACGTGCAGGTGTTCGGTGACTCGTCCCTTCAGGCGGGAACGCTTTCGACGTCAGGTATCACCTCGTCCGCGATTACCGTCACGGCAACGAGCCCAAGCGGCAGCACGGCACCCTATACGACACAATATCATCGGTCGACGAACGCCAATTTCGTGCCATCGACCACGACTCTCGTATCCGGCGCGACCGGGCTCATATTGAACGACAATGGGCTTTCCACCAGCACGACCTATTATTACCGGCAGATCGTAACCGACGCCGCTGGCAACGTCTGCTGGACTGGTACGGCGTCGGCCACAACGTCCTCAGGAACGGGCCTAAGCGTTTCCCCCACCGGGCTGGTTGCGACCCAGACCGCCGCCGCGCTCACGCTGACGGGAACCGGGACGAGCTGGACCGGCGGAACGCCGGGCAGCCCGACCTTCACTGCGTCTGCCGGGACGATTACCAGCCAGACCGTCAGCAGCGCGACCGGCGCGACCATCCATTACAACGCGCCGTCGACGGCGCAGACGGTAACCATCGCCGATCCCGGTTCCGGTGCGACGGCGAACCTGACGATCAACGCCGTCGCTTCGGACTTCACAGTCACCCCGGCGAGCCAGACGACGGCTCCTGGGGTGGCGACAGGCAATTACGCCGTTAATCTGAACGGTTGGCCGACATCCAATCTGTCCGTCGATATGACGGACTTCGGGGTCGGCGGTACGTTTACGCCGACCCTCGGCACCCTCGGCGTCAACAGCTCTGGCCCGTTCAATTTTACCTATGCGCCGCCGAGCGGGGCGTCGTCGGGTACGATTGCTCTCCAGGTCGGGGTTAGCGGGTACGTTGGCAACAAGGCGCACTCGGCCAATTGCGTCGTCTCGGCCGGTCCTCAGACGATCCCGGTCACCAGCGCGAACATCTTCTGGTCGCCGGCGAACTGGGACCATCTGACCGCCGGCACCTTCGGCGTCGCCACCGACACGATGCAGACCACGGCGCCCGGCGCCTATCTGAAGTTCGGCGTGACCGGCACCGTCAACCTGGCGCTGGCCATCGACAACTCGACCACCGGCGGCTTCCCGTCCGGCAACATGCCGATCGTCAGCTACGCCATAGACGGCGGCGACCGCGTCGACACGCAGCTCGGGCAGTCCGAGACCAGCCTGGTCATCTCCTCGTCGCTCTCCACCGCGGCGCATCAGGTCCAGGTCTGGCTCCGGCACACTTCGGGCGGCCAGGGCACGCGCTGGGGATCGGTGGGCGTCAGCCCGACCAACGCTTTGCGCGTGACCGGGATCGTCCTCGACGGCGGCGGAGCCATGGTCGCGCCCGCCACCTTCGCCAAGTCGCTCGTCGTCTACGGCGACAGCCGCACCGAGGGTTACAATCTCGAAGGCACGAACGGCATCGATTATCCCGTCAACGGCTACGCCGCGCTGCTTGCGCGCGCGCTGGCGGCCGAATGGGGCAATATCGGCTATGACAGCCAGGGCATCACGGTCGGCGGGATGGGCGGCGTCCCCGCGATGGCGTCCGCCTATAACCTATACAGCGCCGGCCGCGATCGCGCGCCCAGCGGCGTCACCTATGTCTGCGTCCTGCAGGGGTACAACGACAACAACAACAGCGTCGGGCCCGCGACGGTGCAGGCGGCGGCGCAGGCGCTGATCGGCAACCTGCGCGCGCTTTACGGCGCCGAAACCTGGATCTTCTGGCTCTACGATCCGTCCGGCTTCTACGACGCGAACTTCGCCGCCGCCGTCGCCGCCTACCGGGCGGCGAACCCGTCCGACGCCAAGGTCGCCTATGTCGACATTTCCGCCCTGGCGCCCCCCGCGGCCCTGTTCAACGGCTCGATGGGCGGCGGCAGCGACTACACGACCGACGGCACGCATTTCAACCAGTTCGGCAGCGGCGTCCTGGCGTCGCTCTATGCGACCGCGATCGCGAGCGATCTGGAGTCGCCCGCCGCGCAGGCTGTACCGCCGGTGCCGAACCCGCTCCGCACGCTGGTCCCGATCTTCATCTCGGGCTATGCTGGCCGCGATTTCCAGCCGCTCTCGACCCTGGCCGACGACGTCTTCGCCATCGACCTCGCCCCCGCGCTCGATAGCGGCGACCAGCTCGACGCCGCCACGCTCGCCACCGTCTTCTTCCCGGTCGACGTGGCGGTCGACGGCTTCGCCACGGCGCTCGACGGTCCGCCGCTGTTGACCGGCACAATCGCCGTCCAGGCGATCGGGCAGCCGCCGACCGGCCGCTATGCGCTGGGCTTCACCTGCCGCACGCTGGCCGGGCGCACCGTCCATGTCCATTCCTTCTTCAACGCCGTGGGGTTGCCCGATGCCGCCTGAGGGAAAACTCACCCCGCTGACCGCGCTCGTCGCCCAGCCCGGCTTCTTGGCGCGGGTCGCCACCGGCCTGCGCTACGTCATCCGCGGCGTCTCGCCCGAGGACTGGTTCGGCCCGCTCCAGCCGATGGAGCCGGTGGCGCCGGTCTTCGTCGAGCCGCGCCGGTTCGACTACCGCTCCGGCATCAACATCCAGTACCAGCCGCGGGGCGAGGAGGGCGTGTCCTTCGCCCAGCTCCGCGCGCTGGCCGACGGCTACGACCTGCTCCGCCTGGTCATCGAGACCCGCAAGGACCAGGTCGAGCGCATGCGCTGGAATATCCGGCCCAAGGTCGAGCCAGGGGGCGCCGCGATCTCGGCCGCCGCCGACCCGCGCGTTGCCCGGCTCGAATCCTTCTTCCGCAAGCCCGACGGCGTCCATCGCTGGGGGCCGTGGCTCAGGATGCTGCTGGAGGACCTGTTCGTCATCGATGCGCCCACTCTCTACAAGGCGAAGAGCGTCTCGGGCGCGCTGCTGGCGCTGGAACCGGTGGACGGCGCCACCATCAAGGTGCTCATCGACGACCAGGGCCGCGCCCCCGCGCCGCCCGATCCCGCCTATCAGCAGGTGCTGCACGGCGTGCCCAAGGCCGACTTCTCGCGCGACGAGCTGATCTACCTGCCGCGCAACCCGCGCACCGCCAAGGTCTATGGCTGCTCCCCGGTGGAGCAGATCGTCACCACCGTAAACATCGCGCTCCGCCGCCAGCTCGTGCAGCTGCAATACTTCACCGAGGGCAACATGCCCGAGGCGCTGATCGGCGTGCCGCAGGGCTGGACGATGGACCAGATCAGCCAGTTCCAGGACTATTGGGACACGATCCTGGCCGGCAATATCGCCGAACGCCGCCACGCCCGCTTCGTGCCCGCCGATTTCCGCTACCAGCCGATGCGCGACCCGCCGCTGAAGGACGATTTCGACGAATGGCTGGCGCGGATCGTCTGCTACGCTTTTTCGACCTCACCGGCGCCCTTCACCAGGCAGATGAACCGCGCCACCGCCGACAACGCGCAGGAGATGGCTGAGGCCGAGGGCCTCGGCCCGATCATGCTGTGGATCAAGTCGCTGGTCGACCAGGTGATCGAGGAGGATTTCGGCTTCCCCGACCTCGAATTCGAATGGGTCGACGAGAAATCCGACGACCTGATGCGCCAGGCCCAGATCACCGACCTGAAGGTGAAATCGGGCCTGAAGACCATCAACGAAGCCCGCGCCGAAGCCGGCCAGGACCCGATCCCGGACGGCGACACGCCCCTCATCTACACCGGCACCGGCGCCGTCACCCTCGCCAGCGTCTTGAGCGGCCAGGGCGGTGCGACGGCACAATGAAATCGAACCACCAAGACACAAAGACACCAAGGAAAGCCGGATTAGCCGCTTCACGGTCTTAAAAGCGCCGCAGGCAATACTTCACTCTGCGTTTCTCTGCGTCCTCTGCGGTAAATTCATAACTTTGTGTCTTGGTGTCTTGGTGGTTCAAAAACTCTTCTCACTCCGGAGACCACCCGCATGAAACTCTACGCCACCATCACCAAGATCGACGCCGAGCAGCGCATGGTCTTCGGCTACGCCTCGACCGAGGCGCTCGACAGCCAGGGCGAGATCGTGAAGCGCGAGGCGCTTGAGGCGGCGCTGCCCGATTATATGCGCTTCGCCAATATCCGCGAGATGCACCAGCCGTCGGCTGTCGGCGTCGCGACCGAAGCCGAATTGGACGAGCGCGGGCTCTTCCTCGCCGCCCACATCGTCGATCCGACGGCGTGGGAGAAAGTGACCTCCGGCGTCTACAAGGGCTTCTCGATCGGCGGCAGCGTCGTCTCCCGCGACCGGGCCGAAAAACACGTCATCACCGGCGTGAAGCTGTCAGAGATCAGCCTGGTCGACCGCCCCGCCAACCCCGAGGCCGTCTTCACCATGTTCAAGTCCGAGGAGCCCCAGGGAACGCCAAGACAGCGCCTGCGCAAGGTCGGCGCCCGCAACTCCCAGGCCGACCTCGCCATGATCCAGGCCATCCACGACCACACGGTCTCGCTCGGCGCCTCATGCCCCGGCTGCGCTCCCGCCGCCGACGGCGGCGACGACATGAACGACGAGGACGAGTCCGACGACCTGGCCGACAAGATCGCCGGCCTGATCGCCGAGCGCGACGCGCTCAGAAAAGCCCTCGACCGCCTCCCCGCCGACCGCAAAGCCGCGCTCCGCGCCATCCCGCTCGAAAAATCCGCCGACCGCCTGGGCGGCCTCACCCACGCGCCCGAAACCACCGACCCGCTGGAACTGACCAAGCGCGCACTGCGCAGACCGCTGACGCTGGGCCAGATCGAGCGGCTGGCGAATGGGTGAAATCCTTCCCTTTCATTACCCTCCCCCTCGATGGGGAAGGACAGGGTGGGGGTGATCTTCGACCCGCGTCGATTCCTACTGCACCATCCGCCCCAGCGCCGTCAGCCCGGTTTCGACCGATGATGGCATGGTCGCGGCGGCGTTGACGAAGGCCGCGAGCAGCTTCTCGTAAAGCCGGCTCTCGATCTCGCCGAGCTGGTGGATGTGATGCTCCTTCGCCTTGATGGCACGGAGCCGCCCCGCCAAGCCGGCCGCATACCCATGACCCTCGGCCGACGCGTGCCCCGCGTCGCCTAGCGCCCGACGGTGCAGCCGATGCGTCCAGCCGGCACGAAACTGGGTCACCATCGCCACGGCGAGGTCGTGCGCACTTTTATGCTCGGAATGCGGCATCGCCTCGGCGACGGCCGCTTCCAGCCCTTGGACGTAATCCCGCACTGCGTGCCCGGCCAACAGCTTAACCGCCTCGTCGTGGTGGCCACCCAGATGGCCTAGCATCGCCAGTGTGTTCGCCAACCGCGCATGCAACGACTGGTCGGCGACGACCTGCGTCATCAGCCCGTGCGCCTGCTCCTCCAGCGCTGCGTTATAGCGCTCGAATCCATCGGCGAGTCTGTTGGCGTCGAGCGGCATGGCGCCGAAAGCTTAAGCACAGTTGCGGCCGGTATGTAATCACGGATCGCTACCCCATTCCGCGCCGCGGCCCGCCGCGCGGAACATTCAACGCGCCCTTGGGCAAGGCGAATGGAACGCCGCGACGGCGTCCCGTCCCTTTTTAGATGGAGCCTTCGAACATGAATGGACCGACAACCGCCGAAACCCTGGCGCTGCTCAAGGATGAGCTGTCCCGCGGCGAACCGATGAGCAAATCGGTCAACACCGCGACCGGCCTCGTCGCCTATGACCTGCAGGCCTCGGCCAAGAACCTCTACCCGGCGGCGACGCCGATCCGCAACGTGCTGCCGCGCGTCGGCGGCGGCACCGGCACCGCCACTAACTGGCGGCAGGTGAACGCCATTATCGGCTCCGGCTGGGATGCGATGGGCTGGGTGCCGGAAGGCCAGCGCTCCGGCCGCATGAGCTACGCCACTTCCACCCGCTCGGCCTCCTACGCCACGGTGGGCGAGGAGGATTCGGTGACCTTCGAAGCGGTCTCCGCCGCGCAGGGCTTCGAGGATATCCAGGCCACCGCCACCATGCGCCTGCTGCAGAAAATGATGCTGAAGGAGGAAAACGCCTTCCTGGGCGGCAACGGCAGCCTCCAGCTCGGCACGCCCGCCACGCCCACGCTCGCCGCCGCCGGTTCGGGCGCCACCCTGCCGGCCGCGACCTACTCCGTCATCGTCGTGGCGCTGACCTATGAGGGCTACCGCAACTCCAGCCTCGCCGCCGGCGTCGCCACCTCCAAATCGATCTCCGGCGCCGACGGCAACAGCTTCACGCTCAACGGCGGTTCGTCCGCCCCCTCTGCCAACGCCATCCAGGCGGTGACGCTCGGCCAGACGCTGTCGGCCACGGTCCCGGCGGTGACAGGGGCGGTCGGCTATGCCTGGTTCGTCGGCACGGCGGGCTCGGAAAAGCTGCAGGCGATCACCACGATCAACAGCGCCGCCTTCTCGGCCCCGCTCAGCTCCTCCACCCAGGCGGCGACCGCCGTCACCGCCGACTGCTCGGCCAATCCCGGCCTCGCCTATGACGGGTTGCTCACCTCCGCGCTCAAGCCCAGCGCCGGCGCCTATGTGAACTATCTCGCCACCGGCGCGGCCGGCACGGGTACGGCACTCACGGCGTCGGGTCGCGGCTCGGTCAACGAGATCGACCAGATGCTGGAAAAGATGTGGGACAACTACCAGGTCAGCCCGACCGTGCTCTACGTCAATAGCCAGGAGCAGCGGAACATCACCAACAAGGTGCTGAACGCCGCGTCCGCGCCGCTGCTGCGCTACACCACAGACGGGCAAGATCCGTTCGCCATCGTCGCCAACGGCGTGGTCGAATATTACTACAACCCGTTCGCGCTCGACGGCGGCTACAAGATCCCGGTCAAGATCCACCCCTTCGTCCCGCCGGGCACCGTCATCGGCTGGGCCGAAAACCTGCCGGCGCAGTACCAGTCCTCCAACGTGCCAAACGTCGCCGAGGTGAAAACCCGCCGCGATTATTACCGGATGGACTGGCCGCTCAAGACCCGCGCCTACGAATTCGGCGTCTACGCCGAGGAAGTCCTCGCGGTCTACGCCCCCTTCGCCATGGGCGTCATCTCCAACATCGCCAACGGCTGACCGTAGAGGCCGACCGTCACGTCGCCAGGCTGAGACGCCTGGCGACGCCGGCCGCGATTGATTCGGCTATGGAAGCCGGGAAGTCCGCCGGCATCGCCGCGATCGTTCGATGCAGGGCGCCGGGCACGGCGTCGACGAGATCGGCAAAAATTTCGTCGACGGTGCTGCCCGGCATCCCGGCCGCATCGGCAACCTGGCGGTAATGGCGCGGCGTGATGCCGTTCACCGCGTAATGCCGATTGTCGCCGACAGCCATCGCCAGCGTGAAGCGGTTATCCCGAATCTGCCGCGCATCGACATTAGGCTGCGCCGATAGAACGTCGTAGAGCGGCGTCAGGGTGAATCGTCCCGCCGGGGACAGGTGAATGCTGAAATTCTTGGCGTGCCCATCCGTCGCGCCCAGAAGCCAGAACAGGATCTGGGCCATGAGGAAGCGTTTCCGGTCGGCAGCCGCCTCGTCGCTTGCCCGCAGCAAGTCGAGAATGCGAACGATGCCGGGGCCGCCTTCATTCTCGTATTTGCGGGTCCAGGGTACGCCCAGCGCTTGGCACATATCCTCTTGCGGGCGACGGACCAGCCGGTCGCCGGAAAGGATTCGGTCGAAGCGATCCACCACCAGGACGCGCGTCTTGCCGAATGTCGCGATCTCGCTCCGCGCCGCCGGAATGCCCAGATTGGCTAGGAAGGTGAGGCAGAAATGCTCGTTCTCCACACTCCGTGTCAGATCGAGCCCATTGGCCAACCGGCCAATCGCCGGTTTCAGGATATGCGTCGTCGGCGTCGCCTGCTCCGGGATTTCCCAGCGCCCGCCGCGTCTCAGAAGCGCGGTCTTCTCCTGGACGCCGGCGATCGAGATGCGAAAATCCGCAAGGTCGGTGCCCAAGGGCGCCCGACCGAGATTGAGGATAATCTCTTCGATCTTCGCATCGTCGATCGGTCGGCCGCGGATGGCTGTGCTGTCGCCGGGGCTGATTCCGTCCGGAATGAACTGGAGCGCCCCGACGCAGTCCCGCCCGATAGCGTCCAAGAGGCTATAGGCATCCGTTCCCGCCGCCCCGGTCCGTTCGGCGATATGCCGTCTGATCTCGGTACTGTCGGGCAGCAGATTGTCGAACACCGTGCTGACGATGGCGCCCGTATACGGGTCCGCGCGCAACGGCAGCGAAAGCGACACCGGCATAGTGTATTGCCAGTCCAACCAGGACGGATCGTACCGGAAGGTGACGGCCCCGCTCTTCTCGCGCATGAGCCGCCCCGTAACCCGCCCGTTCAGCAGGACATGCAGCGCGTCGTGTCTCCTGGCCATCAAAAGATGTCTTCGATCCTGGGACCCTTCGTGCGCTCCCTGACCACCAGTTCGAGGTCGAGAGCGCTGAGTACGTCCAGTAGCGTCTTCAGCCGCGCGCCGCTGTCTCCAGCCTCAAGGCTGGAGATCGTGGCTTGCCTGAGGCCGGACATCTCGCAAAGCTGATGCTGGGTCAGCTTCAGGCTTTTCCGGCGGCGCCGCACGGCGTTGCCGATCTGATCGATGGTGCGGACGAGCTGTTCCAAGTTGGGCGCTCCTTCGATACCGGCATACGCTTATCCGCATAAAATCTCAATATACGAATATCCGCATAATTTATCTTTATACGAATATCCGTATAATTCCGGAATAAACTCTTATCCGTATAATTTAGAGACTGGAGAACCGTCATGGCCGCCAACGATCTCGTCTCCATCGCCGACGTCAAAGCCTATCTCGGGGGCGACCTGCAATCCAACGACGACGCGGTGCTGTCGCGGCTGATCTCCGCCGCCAGCGCCTTCTTCGTCACCGCCTGCGCCCGGCCGATCCTCCAGCAAACCTACAGCGAGCTGTATGACGGCAAGGGCAACGGCCGGCTCTACCTGCGCAACACGCCGGTCGTCTCGGTCACGTCGCTCAGCATCGACAGCATCACGGTACCCCAGGCGACCGCGCCCGGCCAATCCGGCTGGCGGCTCAACAACAACATCGTTCTGCTGTTCGGCCACTGGTTCAACCGGGCGCTGGCTAACGTCGCCGTGACCTATGTCGCCGGCTATGCCGCCCCGCCCGCCGATGTGGCCGAGGCAGTGATGGAGCTGGTCGGCCTGCGCTATCGCGGCCGTGACCGGTTGGGCAAGGTATCGGAAAGCATGGGCGGCATGGCCACCACCGCCTACGCGCAGAAGGATGTCAGCCCCTTCGTCGCCAGCGTTATCGCCCGCTACGCCAGGGCCACCCTCGCATGATCGCCGCGACCATGACCAACGCGGACGAAGGCGCCGACCGGCTCGCCGCCCTGACGGCCGCGGCTGAGGCAGCGCTCGAAGCCGTCTCCGCCGATCTCGCCGACCGGCTTCTCGCAATCGCCCAGCGCAACCTGTCGGGCGATGTCTTGAATGCCCGCTCCGGCCGGTTGCGCGACTCGCTCGCGGCCAATGTCGACCTCGCCGGCCCGTTGACAGCGACCGTAACCGCTGACACGCCCTACGCCGCCTTCCAGGAATATGGCTTCCAGGGCGCGGAATCCGTCCGTGCCTACCTCCGGCAGCAAAGCCAGGTCTTCGGTCGCACGATCCGACCCGTGCAGGTCGCGGTGAAGGCGCACGACCGCCACGTCGACTATCCCGCGCATTCCTACCTACGCAGCGCCTTGGCCGAGCTCGCCCCCGACATCCGCGCCGCCGTCGCGTCGGCCCTTGCTGGAGCGCTCAGCTCCGGAGGGTTTGGGCCATGAATCGCGAAGCCATCCAGGCCGCCCTGTTCGCCCATCTGACCGGCAACCTCACCGGCCTGACCGATCTCAAGACCGCCAGCCGGCGGCTGAAGTCGCCGCAGGATGTCGGCGCCGGCAATTGCCCGGCCTTGTTTCAGATCTACAAGGGCGAGACGGTCGAGTGGACCGGCATGCAGCCGCTGAAGCGGCTCATGCATCTCGATCTCGTCCTCTACGTTCATTCCGGCGACAAGAGCTTCCCCACCTCGTCGCTCCTCAACCCCATGCTGGATGCGATCGAGGCCTCGTTCGGCGCCGCCGACCCCGCCCAGGTGCTGACGCTCGGCGGCCTCGCCCGCCGCGTCACCATCAACGGCCGGATCGAAACCGACGAGGGCCTTTTGGGCGAATACGCCTACGCCGTCGTCCCGGTCGAAATCCTCATCCCCTAAGGAAAATCCCATGCCCGATACGCCCGAAACGGCCGCCCAGCCGGCCGCCGAACCACAAATCGCGCCCAAAATCCGCGCCGCCATCGACGCCTGGTTCAACACCCATATCGCCGGATCGCCCGTCGCCCGCTCGGTCGAGGCCTGGAACCACCTGCGCTCGGTCCTGGGCCATCTCGGCGCCGCGATCGCCACCGAAATCGACAAGGAGATTTAAGCCATGACCCAGTATGCTTTCGGGGTAGGGGCGCTGATCGCGCTCAGGACCGACACCGCGACCGCCACGCCGGCCCAGTTCGGTACGCTCCAGCAGGTCCAGCTCGACCTCAGCTTCACCATCAAGGAGCTGACCGGCCAGTTCCAGGCGCCGGCCGCGCTCGCCCGCAGCGCGCTCAGGATCACCGGCAAGGCGACGGCGGCCCGCATCAGCGCGTCCAACTTCAACAACATCTTCTTCGGCCAGACGCTGTCGACCGGCAATACGCTCACCCAGCTGAACGAGGCGGGCACCGTGCCCGGCAGTTCGGCCTATACGGTCACGGTCGCCAACCACACGACCTTCGTCGCCGATCTCGGCGTCGCCTACGCGGCGACCGGCGCGATGCTGACCCCGGTCGCCAGCTCGCCCACGACCGGCCAGTATACCGTGTCGGGCGGCGTCTATACCTTCAGCGCCGGCGACGCCAACGCCGCCCTGCTCTTCACCTACAGCTACACGACCACGAGCGGCACCAGCCTCGCGCTGACCAACCAGCTCATGGGTTCCGGGCCGACCTTCAAGCTGGTCCTGAACGAGCAATACCAGGGCAAGCTGCTCAACCTGCAGCTCAACTCGGTGATCGCCCCCAAGCTGTCGCTCAGCTTCAAGAACGAAGACTTCATGATCCCCGAATTCGACTTCCAGGCCGCCGCCGACGCCGCGGGGAATATTGGCAGCATTTGGTTGTCGGAATAACGGGCCACGCCATTTTAACCCGTCATTCCCGCGCAGGCGGGAATCCAGCGAGAGCCGCGTCCGCGGCGATATGAGTCCTGTACGCGCAGACGCGGGTAGGACTGGATGCCCGCCTGCGCGGGAATGACGAAAAACAAGGCATCAAATGACCGAGACCATTAAACTCGCCGGTCGCGACTATCCGATCGCACCGCTCAGATTCCGCGATCTTAAACGCATCCTCCCGCTGTTCCTGGAGCTCGGCATCGACACCGAGGCCAAGCTCGACGCCCAGGGCGAGATCGTCAGCGCGGCGATCCGCACCGCCGACCCGAACTTCACCCGCGCCGCCTTCGACGATCTCTCGCCAACCCTGGCCGAGCTGCACGACGCCGTCGTCGCGGTCGCCGCGCTCTCCGGCCTCCAGCGGCGGAGCGCCCAGCCGGGGGAAGCCGGCGCGGCGAGCCCTTCCGATGGGGCGACGTCTACGGCCTGATCGCGACCGCCTGCGGCTACCGCCGGCACGAGATCGACGAGATGACACTCCCCGAATTCCAGGACCTCGCCGCCTACTGGCGCCACCACCCGCCGCCCCACCTGCTGCTCGGCGCGCTCTTCAAACCGAAACGCGAAAAGAGGGGCGACCTAGCCGACCTGTTCGCCCATTTCGGGCGGCCCTGACAGACGGCGAGAAAACCCGATCGGAGAATCGCGATGCGTTTATATCGCCTCGCCGAAGGCGCCAATGCCGAGGGCTATCCATACCTCTTGGACGGCCATGCATATCTCGCCGACGGTACGCCTCTGACGGAAAGGGACCGTCTAGGGCGCGTAGTGCCGGCATGGGGAACTCTCTCTTTAAGCAAGGCTACATCCTCAGGCGGCATTCTGGGCTTAGCCGAGCGACGACGGGGCTTAGAAGCGCTCGCCCGCGCCCTGGATGCCCGGGACTTCGTTCGCGCGCCCCTCGTGCTGCTCCATCTGCAAATCGACCCCGCCAATCTAGTCGCCAAATACAACCCGTTCCACAAGCCGTCCGGTCCGGGTGGGGGACAGTTCACGAATGCGCTGGGAGCCGCCGGTTTACCGACTCAATCATCCCACCTCCAGGAGGTTGCACAAAGTCTCCACGTAGCCGTCAACTCGACGTGGGTGAACGGCATTTACGGCCCTGAGATGGATAAGGCGCACGCAGATGCACTGATGCTCGTACGTGTAGCGACCGCTATTGTGGGAAAGATCGACTTCAGGCCCGGCATGCCCGGTTACGGTCAGATATTGGACCAAACGCTAGCGAATCTGGTCGAGGATCTCCATTTCCCCAATTTCTTCGTTAAGCCCGTATATCTTGGTAGAGAGCTATATAAAGGTCCTGGTTATCCTCCGGGATCGTCTGTGCCCGATCTCGTTTACGGCCCTAAGGACCACCCGCTTATAATTTTCGAGCTGAAAACTGGCCGGGCGGCGAGAAACATCAGCGATGCGGAAATCGCGGAGCAGAAGAGACGAACATTGATGAACGCGCCCGATGATCCAGTTTATCAGTATTTCCAAGTGTACGATCAATAAGATCATGACCTCGAACTACCTTTTAACGTCCTACGATCAGGACACGGCGTTCTCGATCAGCGCTCAAGCGAAAATCCTTCTGGCGGAAATGCTGCCGGGATGCACGGCCCGCCGATTCGATCTTCCCGATCCATGCTTCGGCGGATGGGACGTTGACGTATGCTTCGCGGACCACGGGCCGATCGTGCCGGAGCTGATGCTCTGGCATAATCCGCCCTATTTCACGAGGGTCTCCGCCTACATGGTTGAAAGCCTGATGATCATGGACCCAAACTTAATGGGGGGACAAACCTTCTCAGGCCCCCGGATCACGATGACGGTCCCACTCGAAACAGGACCGGAGGCCATCGCTCGCACGCTCCACGACAGGCTTATCGAGGCCGATTACAAGTCGATTGTGGCCGCAGGCACTATCGAACGCATCCTGGCCGAAAGACCGCGATTGGAGGTGCCATGGCCGAGTCTCCGCCTAGCACTCTGTGCGGTTTATCTCGGTAAGGACGATGAAGCCGAGCAACTGATTCTGGATGCCCTGAGGTACGCCGACCGAAAGGGCCGTGAATCCTACACGGGCTTCGGTCCCCTCGCGGAAAGCTATCTATCCAAGCTGAACGAAGACCCCGATCAGCTTCGCAAGGAACTGATCGCGACGATGAACCACAATTGGTCGCATTACAAAGTCATCTCCAGGTAACGCGGTCCACCCAAGCGTCTTTTATCCAAGCGCCCCTTGCGGGCGCTTTTCTTGTTGAGGACTCATGGCCGACACGTCCATCGATATCGGCTTCACCGTCGAAAGCGACGCGCTGAAGGCCGACCTGGCGGAAGCCGCGCAGGATTTCGCTCAGACCAGCGCGTCGATCCTGCAATCCCTCGGGGAGATCGGGGCGGGCGCGGAGAAGACCGCGCCGCAGCTCAAGAGCTTTCAGCGCGCGGCATCGGCACGGCCGGCCCAGGATAATAGCTGGAAGAAGGCGATCGACGACAAGTACGCCGCCGAGCAGTCCGAGGTGGAGATGGAGAAGACCCTCCATCTGATCTCCGCCGACGATGCGATCGCCCAGGAAATGCGGATCGAGGACGCCAGGTTCGCAAGCCTAAAGCAGCAGCTTCAGGACCAGACTGCGGCCGCTGCGGACAACGTCGCCCTGCAGCAGCGGCTGCAAAGCCAACTCGAATCCCTGCAGTCACAGCACGACGCCAAGATGCGCGCGCTCGACCAGAAGGCGGTCGCGGAGTCGGTGCAGTCCTGGCAGCAGATCATCGCGCCGATCGGCAGCGCTTTCCAATCCTCACTGAACGGCATCATCCAGGGCCACGAGACGATGCGCCAGGCGATCGCCAAGATCGGCGATTCCATCGTCTCCGATTTCACCAACATGGCGATCAAGCGCGCCACCGACTGGCTGGCATCTGAGCTTACCATGACGTCGGGGACCGAGGCGGGCGTGGCCGCGCGCAAGGCGGCGCAGGCCGCCGGCGACGTCGAGGGCAAGGCCGCCAGCGACGCCGCCGGCTCGGTCTCCGTCTTCGGCGACGCCAACAAGGCCGCTGCCGGCGCCTATGCCGCGACTGCGGATATCCCCGTCGTCGGCCCGGTCCTGGCGCCCGCCGCCGCGGCCGCGGCCTTCACCGCCGTCATGGCCTATGACGTATTCTCAGCCGAGGGCGGATTCGACATCCCGGCCGGCCTCAACCCCGTCACCCAGCTGCACGAGCGCGAGATGGTCCTGCCGGCCGACATCGCCGAGCCGCTGCGCGCAAACCTGTCGGGTGCCGGCGGCGGAGGTGGGGATATCCACATCCACGCGGTCGACGCCCAGAGCTTCCAGCGCCTGCTGTCGAACAACAAAGGCGCGCTGGCTCGCGCTTTACGCGGCGCCCATCGCGGCTTCGATACCGCGCTGGCGTAAACGCAACTTCCGCCCGGCCAACGGCCAAGCCCGCGACCGCGGGCCGCGCCTTTACTTGGCGCGTGAGGCAAGCGCCCGGACGGGCGCGCCCGCCGCCTGAGGGAACACCCAATAATGTCCACCCAAGTCTTCCCCACCCTCGCGGGCCTCGAATACCCGGTCGTCCGCACACCGGCGTTCAAGACGCTGGTCCAGCAATCGGTGTCCGGCGAGGAAAACCGCGCCGCGCTGCAAGTCTATCCGCGCTGGCAATGGACTCTGTCCTTCAACTTCCTGCGCGACGACGCGACCGACGAATTCCGGCAGCTCTTGGCTTTCTTCCTCGAGCGCCAGGGCTCTTACGATTCCTTCCTCTTTCTCGATCCCGACGACAACGCCGTCACCAACCAGGAGATCGGGACCGGCAACGGATCGCAGACCCAGTTCCAGCTCGTCCGCAGCTTCGGCGGCTTCGACGAACCGGTTCTGGCGCCGCTCTCTGTCTCGTCGCTGACGGTGGGCAGCGTCGCCAAGATTCAGGGGACCGACTATGGCGTCGGCAACTGGGAAAATGGCGTCACGCCGAACGGCACAATCAACTTCTTCACCGGCGCCCCGCCTTCCGGCGTGCCGATCGTCGCCAGCTTCTCCTACTACTGGCCAGTCCGCTTCCTGGCCGACCAATACGACTTCGCGAAATTCATGAACCGGCTGTGGGAGCAGAAGAAGCTGGATTTCATAAGCCTGAAGAACGGGTGATCCATGAAAACCGTTTCATCCGCGCTCCAGGCCATCCTGGGGTCATCCCAGTTCTATATGGCCGATTGCTACACTTTCTCGCTGATCGACGGGACGCAGGCCCGCTATACCTCAGCCGATCAGGACATCACCGATCACGCAACCGGCAACGTCTTCTCATCGCGCGGTCCGTTCTTCCAGCGCTCTAAGGTCAAGTTCCAGGTCGGCGTGCAGGTCGATGAGCTCGACATCACCATCACGGCCGGTCCTAACGATCTCCTGGACGGCACGCCCTGGCTCGCGGCGCTGCGCGAGGGCATTCTCGACGGGGCGGAAGTCCAGCTCGACCGCGCCTTCATGGCGAATTTTGGCGACACCTCGGCCGGCCTGGTCACGCTGTTCCTGGGCCGCGTCGCCGAGGTCGATCCCGGTCGCACCCAGGCCGCGATTAAGGTCAATACCCATCTGGAGCTTCTGAACCTGCAATGGCCCTGGCGGCTGTTCCAGCCGGGCTGTTCGCGCTCGCTTTTCGACACCGGCTGTACGCTGACCAAGTCCGGCTTCGGCCAGCCCTGTCACGTCACCGCCGGCGGCACGATCAATGTCGTCAACACCGATTACGGCCTCGGCACCGGCTACGCCGATCTCGGCACGCTCACCTTCACCTCGGGCGCGCTCGCCGGAAAATCCTATTCGATCCGCTCCAACACCGGCGGCTCGATCAACATCCTGACCATCTTCGGCGCCCAACCCGCGATCGGCGACGCGCTCACCGTCTATCCCGGCTGCGACAAGACCCAGTCCACCTGCCAGACCAAGTTCAACAACCTCCAGCACTTCGAAGGCTTCCCCTTCGTCCCAGTGCCGGAGACGGCGGTTTGATGATTTCGTTGTTCCCTCGAGCGCCGGGCGGCCGCCTCCGCGGCCTTGGCTTACGGCGCAAATAAAGCGCCGCGCCCGCAGTCGCGGGCGATTTCGCCGCGAATAGCGGCAGCGCGCTATCTCGTTTCATCCGCTCGCCCCAGCCGTTGGCGCGTAAGCCAAGCGGCCGGACGGCCGCGCCCGGCGCCTGAGGGAACATGCAAAAAAACGAAGCTTCACAACGCGCCGCCGTAGTGGCCGAGGCGCGGACCTGGCTCAATACGCCCTATCATCACCAGGCTCGCGTGAAGCAAGCGGGTGTCGACTGCGCGATGCTGCCGCTCGCGGTGTACTCGGCCGTCGGCTTAATCCCCGAAATCGCCATCGATCACTACCCGCCCGACTGGCATCTGCACCGCGATACGGAACGCTATCTCGACATCGTGGCCGCTCACGCCGCCGAGGTTCCGGCGCCGACCGGGCCGGGCGATTTCGTGCTCTATCGGTGGGGCCGCGCCTTCGCGCACGGCGCGCTGATCGTCGATTGGCCGACCGTGATCCACGCCGTGATCGATGTCGGCGTGGTGCTGGACGACGGCACGTCCGGTCGCCTTCGGGATCGGCCGCGGCGCTTTTTCACCCTTTGGCCCTGAGGCATCGGCATGAGCCTGTCCGGCACACCCACCCAGGCCGCGACGCAGAACGTGGTCTCGGGGGTCGATATCCAGACCTCCTGCTACGGCGGCGTCGTTCCGGTCGTCTATGGCGAAACCCGGATGGTCGGCAACCTGGCCGACTATGACGATTTCCAGGCCATCCAGCAGAAATCATCGAGCAGCGGCAAGGGTGGCGGAGGCGGGGGCAAGAGCGGCGGCACGACCACCGACTACAAGGCCAGCTTCATCTTCGCGCTCTGCGAAGGGCCGGTCAGCGGCATCTACACCTACTATTCCTCCAAGTCGCAGAACCTGTTTTCGTCCTCCGGCCTCGGCCTCGCGACGGGCAGCTTGACCCAAACGCCCTGGGGCGCCTGGACCACCAAGCATCCGGCCAAGGCGCTGGCCTATGCCGGCACCGCCTATGTTTACGCCGCGAGCTACGATCTCGGGGATTCGGCCCAGCTCCCGAACTTCTCGTTCGAGGTCACCGGCCTGTTCCCGAACGCCATCGCGGGCCTGCCGGATGCGGACCCCAAGGATGTCGTGACCGATGTCCTGACCAACCCGCGCTACGGCGTCGGCTTCCCGTCTGCGCGGCTAGGCGACCTGTCGGTCTTCTCGGGCTACTGCCGCGCCGCGGGTCTCGTCGTGTCGCCGCTGTTCAGCACCCAGCAGGACGCCGCCTCGCAGCTCAACCAGATCGTCCAGGACTGCAACGCCGAATTCGTCTGGTCGGGGACGGAGCTCACGATCGTCCCCTACGGCGACCAGAATCTCAGCGCCAACGGCGCCACCTACACCGCGCCCTCGGCGCCGCTCTACAGCCTGGCCGACAACGATTTTATCGACACCGGCGACGGCGATCCCGTTCAGTGCTCGCGCAAGCGGCCGTCCGACGCCTGGAACTCGGTCAAGGTCGAGTGGCTGAACCGCACCAACCAGTACAACGCCGAGATCGTCGAATCGCGCGACCAAGCCTCCATCGAGGCCTACGGCCTGCGCGGCGACCAGCCGTCCCAATCGCACCATTTCTGCGTGCTGTCCGCCGCGACGATGGCGGCGACGCTTCGGCTGCAGCGCCAGGCGGTCCGCAACCAGTATACCTTCACGCTCGGCTGGCGGTATTGCCTGCTCGACCCGATGGATATCGTCGAGATCTCCGATCCGGGCCTCGGCCTCGCCAACCAGTGGGTTCGCATCCTCTCGCTCGAAGAGGACGACAGCGGCAACATCAAGGTCACGGCCGAGGAGTATATCGACGGCACCGGCGCGGCGCCGCTCTACAGCTACGCCGCCGGCGCGCCCTTCACCGTCAACTACAACTCCGCGCCGGGCAGCATCAACACGCCCTTCTTTTATGAGCCGCCGCCGCCCTTGCTGGCGCAAGGCGTCGACCAGAACCCGCAGATCTGGATCGGCGCCTCGGGTGGGGCGAACTGGGGCGGCTGCCATGTCTGGCTGTCGCTGGACGGCTCGACCTATGACCTGATGGGCACGATCGACGCGCCGTGCCGCCAGGGCTTCCTCACCGCCGCCCTGCCCGCCGGCAGCGACCCCGACACCAGCGACACGCTGAGCGTCGATCTGAGCGAAAGCCTCGCCGCGCTGACTGCCGGCACGACCGGCGATGCCGACGACGGCCGCACGCTCTGCTGTGTCGACGGAGAACTCATCAGCTACAGCGCTGTGACCCTGACCGCGCCCTACAAGTACAATCTCGGCACATACCTCCGCCGCGGCCAGTTGGGTTCGATCCGCGCCGCCCATGCCACGGGCGCCACCTTCTGCCGGCTGGACGACGCGATCCTGAAGATCGACCTGCCGACCACGCCGATCTCCTATGTCGGCAAGCTGCTCTACCTGAAGTTCACCAGCTTCAACCCGTGGGGCGGCGGCGAAGAATCGCTGGCCGGCATACCGGTCTATACCTACACGCCCACCGGCGCGGGCGTGGCTGTGGCGCCCCCGACCGGCATCGGCGTGACGATGTCCTATGACCAGCAATCCGACGGCACGATCCAGAGCTGGGCGCTGGTGACATGGACGGCATCGCCCGAACTCCTGTTCGACGAGTACGAGCTGCAATACAAGCTGCACGCCGCCTCATGGTCGACGCTCAGCACCGTCACCAGCATCGTCATGAAGAGCGGCACGACAGCATGGGAGATCAAGCCGCTCCAGACCGGCATCGCCTACGACATCCGGGTCCGCGCGGTGCGAAGCGCTGGCCCTGCCGGCGGCCCGTTCTTCTCGGCCTGGGATGAGATCGACAACCAGACCACCGTCGGGAAGACGGCCACGCCGACGGCGCCCAGCGGCCTGACCGCGACAGCCGGCGTGCTGCTGAACACACTGGGCTGGACGGCATCGCCCGACAACGACATCGCGGTCTACCTGATCTATCGCGGCGCGACGTCGACATTCGGGTCGGCATCGCTGCTCGATAAGTCGCTGACGACGGGTTATCCCGATCACACTGCGACGCCGGGGACGACTTATTATTATTGGGCCCAGGCCCTGGACACCTCCGGCAATCCATCCGGCGCGATCGGCCCGGCAAGCGCAGCGGCGCTCCTGGTCGATACCGGCAATATCAACAGCAACGCGGTCACCACGACCGGTTTCAGCGCCGTCTTCAACAGCGATCAGTGGATTCTGCCGACCGGAAATTACGACTATACCGGCCCGACGATAACGACCGCCGGATACCCCGTCGCTGTGACGGTCTCCGTGACGGCGGGAAATGCGATCAGTCCGGGCGGGATGCCGTCGGGCGGCATCAACGCCTATCCCTATCGGGCGCCCGCAAGCATCCTGATCGACGTCTATCGCTTCGACTATGCAACGAGCAGCTACACGCTGATCGCCAGCCAGCCATGCCCGCTGGGTGGCGGCGAATTCCAGATGGATCTCGTCGGCGACCAGGGGACCAGCGGCCGCGCGACGCTGAACCTGATCGACAGCGCGCCGGCCGGCCAACACACCTACAGCGCGCAATTCAGCGGCTACGGGACCTATTCGTCTTCAGCCACTTTCACCTTCCCGATCACCAACGTGATGATCCAGACGATCGAGCAGAAGCGATGAACGTCTCGTACTGCACATATGACACGGCAACGGGCGCCATCCATGTGATCGGCAATTGCGATCCGGGGATGCTTCAGAGTCAGGCCGTCGAAAGCGGCTGTACGCTCCTGCAGCTGACCCAGCCGATCTTTCCGAAGGGCTGGTATATCGACGTCACGAGATCGCCGCCCGCTCCCGCGCAACGTCCGGCTTCCGCCGCGGCGATCGACAAGACTGCGATTTCCGCAAACGGCACGGACGCGGCGACGCTCTCCGGGCTGCCGAACCCGTCCACGGTGACGGTGATCAATCCGGACGGATCGATTTCCCGCTCGCCGGTTACCGCAGGCACTTTCGCGCTCACGGCCACCGCCGCCGGCCTATACCGGCTCTATGTCGATGCCTTTCCGGCGACGGACTTCCAAACCGCCGTAACGGCATCGTAGCACCGCCGCCCTGCGCGACGCGGGCGGCTTCTTCGCCTCCATACATCCCCGAGGATTCCATGACCGACCCGACCCTGACCGGCGGCGCCGATACGGCCGCCTATGCCCAAACCGCGGCCGGCGCCGTCCTGCTCACGACGCCATACTGGGCGGAGCTGCTTTACACGATCAACGCCATCGCCGCGACCGTCGCCTCGCTCTGCGGCGCCGTCGTCGGGCTGATCGGCCTCTGGCGCATCCTTCGCCATAGGCGAGGCCAGCCATGAGCGGCCCAGCCCTCAGCGATGACAACGCGCTCGACACGCTCGCCCGCACGCTGTGGGGAGAGGCGCGCGGCGAGGGCGAGGTGGGTATGGCCGCGGTCGCCGCGGTGATCCGCAACCGCATCGACGTCAGCGCCGCGCATGACGGCCGCTATTGGTGGGGCAATGACTGGATTTCGGTCTGCCGCGCCAAGGCCCAGTTTTCCTGCTGGAACCCCGGCGATCCGAACCGGCCGAAGCTGCAAGCCGTCGACGACAGCGACGTCGCCTTTAGCCTGGCGAAGCAGGTCGCTGCCGACGCGATCGCCGGCCGCATCCAGGACCCAACCTTCGGCGCGACCTCTTACAAGGTCGCCTCGCTGCCCTGGCCCCAAGCCTGGGGCCGGCCCCGTCAGCGGCTGATCACAATCGGCAATCACGCCTTCTACAACCTTCTCGTGGAGCCCTGACATGGACCCGATCTCGCTTGCGCTGGGCCTTGCCCAATATGTCCCGTCGATCGTCCGCTGGCTGGGCGGCGACAGCGCTGGAGATACTGCCCAGAAGGTTGTCAACGTTGCGGAGACCGTCACCGGTAAGACCGGGCAAGCCGCGTTGGACAGCATCAAGGCCGATCCCGCCGCCCAACTCGCCTTCCAGCAGGCAATGGCCGCCCAGACCGAAGATCTGGAGAAAGCCTATCTCGCCGACCGCGCCAGCGCCCGCGCTCGCGACACCGCCTTCGTCCAGGCCGGCCGCCGCAACATCCGCGCCGACATCCTGGCCTACGCCGCCATCGGCGGCCTGATCAGCCTGATCTGGGTCCTGCTGGTCCACTCGATCCCCGAGGGCCCGACCCGCGACATCCTCCTGATCCTCTCCGGCGCCCTCGTCGCCATCGTCAAGGACGTCTACGGCTTCGAATTCGGCTCGTCGCGCGGCAGCGAGGCGAAGACCGAGCAGCTCACCAACCTGATGGGCGGTTCGCCGCCGGGAGCCTCGAAGCTCGGGTAGTCTCCTCACGATCCATTCAAAGCCGCCTCGCGCAAGCAGGCGGCTTTCTTTTTGCCCGAAGCGCCGCCGATCCGCCGTCTTGGCCGACGACGCCATCACCCCGCGAGAAGACCATGCGTAACATCGAGCGAAGCTTCCGCCTGACCAATGAGCCGGGCGGCATGGGGCTGAGCTGCACCGCCGCGGGCCTGTCGCTTGCGGGTATCCCGCTGCTTCGCAAGACCGAGGCCGGCTTCGCCCCGCGCCCGGCGGATGAGATCAGCGCTCTGATCGGGACCGCCTACAGGTCGAACGCCGACCCAACCCTGCTGCTGCCGAGCCTCGACCTTATCGCGCGAGCGCTCAATCGCGGCGACCTCGCCCACGCGATGACTGCCGCGGTGCTGACACAACCCCCAGAGCTGAGCTGGGAGGAAGCCGCACGCGTCGCAGAGATCGATGACTGGATCAGTAAATACGACCCGGACCAGCCACGCGATCGGCATGGGCGATGGACAAGCGGAGATGTGGGAAATCCAGAAGCGACGACGGCCCCCAAATCCCTGCCGAATACAAATACCGTTCAAGGAGCCCGGGTTCGCTTGGCAGGGCGGTGGCCCGATACTCACCGGGACAGTCCGAATATCGTGCCGGCGCAAGCCATACCGCTGCCGCTGTTTCCTCCGCCGATTGTTGGAGGCGCGGCCGGATCGCCGAAATCTAAGGACGACGACGATTACGTCTTTCCGCCGCCGCCTATCCCCGAGACGAGCGCGGGGCAGGGGGCAAACGACGTCGCTACGGCCCGCGCTCGCGCGACCACCGAGAACGACCCTGTCACGTGCCCCGATCCGAGTTTCGAGGCAGGTTATGAACACCGAACACCAGGACAACTTCTTTACCAGGCGCAGATCAGCGGGCTACCCATCGGCATGGGCGTCAATCTCAACGGCGTCCAGTTTGACGGCTGCCGGGAAAGCGACGGCACCATGCTCGAGGCAAAAAACATCAGCCCGTGGTTCGTTGACATACCTGGTTCGATATTCCGGACATTCAGTGCGTATCGAGATATTATCGAGCAAGCTGGGAGGCAGATAATCGCATCAGGAAGTCGAAAGATAGAATGGCACTTTAGCGATCCCCGCGTCGCGGAGTTCTGGAGGCGAGAGTTCGCTCGCCTGAACTTCAAGATAACTGTTAGATATACCCCGATGGCTCCGGCAATCGTGAAGTTTATCTACTTATAGAGGACCTCTC